CGAGCACGTCGTAGTTGATGACCACGACATCGGGCTGGCTCGGGAACACCTCACCGCCACCGTTCACGATGTCGATCCGACGCTCATGGACCAGCCACCTCTGAAGCTCGTTGCGCCAGTTCAGCTTGAGGCTGGCTGGGCAGACCACGAGCACCGTCTCGGGGCGCGTGGCGTTGATGACCCCGATGGCCTGAATCGTTTTCCCGAGACCCATCTCGTCACCGAAGAGCGTGGCGTCGCGCCCGAGGGCGTATGCGATCCCGGCCCTCTGGAACGGGAGGTATTGCAGCCCGTCAGGGGAGGGGATGTCGATGGTCGCGTCGGTAGCGCGGGAAGCCTCGACAGCGGCCTCGACCTCGGCAGCGTCGGGCGTCGTCCACTGGGAGACTTGCCACTCGCCCTGGTACTTCGAGACGCCGTAGCCGAGTGCCTTCACCTCGTCCTTGTTATCACGCCACACTTCCCAGAACTCGGGCGTGGGCGTGGCCGAGCGCACGGTGCGCCCGTCTGGCAGTTCCTTGGTCTCTCCCCACGTCAGGTTTAGCACCGTCTCAGCCCTCCTCCCGTAGGATGCGGCGATGGGCTTCGAGTCCACCGGACATCCCGAGGATGTCGCGGCGGCGCATCGTGATCACTGCGGGGGAGATCCCGCGACCGAACTCTAGGTCGTGGCGTGGATCGGCGGCTATCTCTTGGATCTCGCGTAGGGTCGCCTTGCGCTGGGTCATCAGTGCGAAGACCGTGCTGTAGGTCTCCCACTTGCTGAAGTTCTCAAAGGCGTCGACGATCCGTGAGCGCGTGGCGTCGGTCATCGCGAGCGGGGTGGAGGTGACCATCTCAGACCTCCCACCGGATGGCGTGATACTCTATCCGGTATGGCGCATCGGCGTCCTGTGCAAAGCGTACCGCTATGTTGGCGGCAGCCGCTTCGGTCTCGAACCGCGCCACGAAGTAGCCATCGTGGAAAAGTTCGTTTCGCCGTGTGATCTCGAAAGTCATTGCCGTGTCGGTCATCTCGGTGCTCCTGTTGCGAAGGTTGTTGTCCATGCAGTGAATATGGGGGGACACCTGTCCCCTACGCAAGGGATGGGACCACATTCGTTTCGAGGTCGTGTTGACCCGTTGGGCGGTGTCGCCGTAAATTGGTGTCAGGATATTAGGAGAGGGTGGCGGGGGCAGACGGCCCACGACAACCGGGACTCTCTCAGGACAGTGCGTGACGCTTGCTCGAACGCGACTGCCCACAGCGTACCACATTCAGTTCTACGTGGTGCTGGGGCAGTTTTTTATTCCCCCGGCACACATAACCGGGGGGACCAATGAACATTCGCGAGAAGGCGCGTGAGCTAAAGGCTAGTTGCGAACAGCTTCTGAGCAGCGCCGAATCCGAAGACCGCACCCTGAGTGCTGACGAGCAGGAGCAATACGACTCCAGCTTCATCGAACTCGAAGGTGCCTTGGCGCAGATCAAACGCGCCGACAACCTTGCGGTAGTATCCGCAGGGCTCGCAGAACCATCGACGCCGTCAGTTGGGCCGACAGCGGCACTTGAGCCAGAGCAGACCCGCGAGATCGTAGTGGGCCACGACCGCGCAGTCGCGAAGGGTTTCGACAACATCGGGCAGCAGTTGCAGGCGATTGCCCACGCATCGCACCCTGAGAGCCGCTACGAGAACATCGACAAGCGTCTCTCGTTCTTGCAGGAGCGTGGCGGCGATCCGAATGGCGAGGTTCGCGCATCGGGTGCAAGCGAAGCCGTCGCATCGGATGGAGGTTATCTGGTGCAGAAGGATTTCAACGACCAGATCGCAGAGCGCGTCTACAGCATCGGCGATATCGCTTCGCGGGTCACGCGGCAGGCCATCGGACCAAACGCGAACGGCCTCAAATACAACGTGGTCGACGAAAGCTCCAGAGCGGCAGGATCGCGCTGGGGCGGCGTGAGAGCCTACTGGGTTGCGGAAGCAGGAGCACTGACCGCCAGCAACCCAACCTTCAGTCAGCAAGAACTCACGTTGAAGAAGGTTGCAGCCCTGTTTTATGCGACCGAAGAACTCCTCATGGATCAGACCGCACTCGCGGGCATGGTCGAGCGAGTTGTTCCGCAGGAGATCATGTTCTTGGTCGAGGACGCAATCCTCGGCGGGAGCGGTTCAGGCCAGCCACTCGGCATCAGCAACTCTGCTGCCGTGGTGACGCAGGCGAAGGAATCTGGGCAGACGGCGACCACGATCAACGCCAGCAACATCGAGAAGATGTGGTCGAGGCTCTGGGGACCAAGCAGGGCGAACGCCGTGTGGCTGATCAATCAGGACGCAGAGCCTCAGTTGACGGCTCTGGCTGATGCCAACGGGAACGCTCTGTACATTCCGCCTGGTGGGCTGTCAGACACGCCCTACAGCAGACTGTTCAACCGTCCCGTGATCATGTCCGAGTATTGCTCGACGCTTGGGACCATAGGGGATGTGCAATTGCTCGATCTCTCGCAGTACTTCCTAATCGACAAGGGTGGGGTCAGGGCTGACTCTTCCACCAGTGTTCGATTCCTTTATGACGAACGGGCATTCAGGTGGATGTTCAGATGCGACGGCCAGCCTAGCTGGAACAGCGCACTGACGCCTGCCAACGGCTCGAACACGCTGTCGCCGTTCGTCAACCTTGCGACACGGAGCTAGAAGACTATGGCGGCTCAAGGATTTAGCATAGGCGAGGGGCAAGGCCATCTCGTTCTCGGTGTAGCTCCCGTCGACATCGACGCCGGAGCGCAGACATCGGATGCGTTTTCGATGGCGAACTACTCCCACGCTTCTATCATCATCGCGTTGGGCGTGACGGGTGCGGCCAGTACGGTCACCGTCAAGGAGAACACTGATGCGTCAGGTAGCGGTGCGACTGCTATCGCCTTCAGCTACTACGGTGAGGCGACTGCCGCAGGAGACACGACGGGCGCGAGAACAGCCGCGACCTCAAGTGGATTCGCGACAGCCACGACGGACGGCATTTTCTACATAATCGAACTCGACGCCACTGAGTTATCTGACGGCTCAGAGTGGGTTACTGTGCATATGTCCGATCCCGGCGTGGCGACGTTTGGGTCTATCATCGTGGTGCTCTCAGGTGCTCGGTACGCCGAGGTCGAAGCTCCGACAGCTATCGCCTAACGTACCAACGACAATGACTGGCGGGGGGGCCTCAAAATCCCCCCGTCAGGTATTGCTCAACTGAGGGAGGACTGCACATGGGTATCGCGATTGTACGACTCGACGGGCCGACTGCTGGTCAGGTCTATGTCGAGAGGGACGATCTCGCGGAAGCGATGATCTCCACGGGTCAGGCGGAGCGAGCGACGTTCGGTCAGCACAACATCTCATCGCCTGCCGCGCCAGAGACGCCAGAGTCGTCGAAGCCTGTCGGCAAGATGACTCGCGCAGAGCTTGAAGCTGAAGTGAGGCGGAGACGGTTGAACGTCAGCGGCAGCGGCAAGAGCGGCGCTGTGCTCAAGCGTGACCTCGTCGATGCGTTGAGCTAATGCATCAGCAGACGCCGTGGAATCGGATCGTCACCACGACGGCGGCAGTCACTGAGCCTGTCAGCCTTGACCGCGTCAAGCGCAGCCTCGGGCTCGATAACGTCCGCGACTTCGACACGACGATCCAAGAGCTTATCAAGAGCGCCAGCGGTGCGGTCTCCGCTGACCTCGGCAGGGCGCTGACGACTACCGTCTACACGCTGCACCTCGACCGTTGGCCGGGACGGCAGATCCAGCTTCCATATCCACCGCTGATCTCGGTCGATTCTGTGAAGTATTACGGAGACGTGACCGAGACCCTCGACACGTTCTCAGCAAGCAGCTACACGGTGAGCACCGGAGGCGACCCCGGCGTTGTATGGCTGAACGAGGACGCCGACTGGCCTGACCTCATGGACCGTCCCAACCCTATCGAGATCAAGTTCTCGGCGGGCTACGGTGCGGACGCCGACGATGTGCCTCCGGCGATTGCTGCTGCCGTCTGCATGACCGCAGCGTACTTCTTCGACCAGCCCATACCCGTCATCACGGGCACGATAGCGACAGAGCTACCGCTGGGCGTGAGTAGGCTCATCGACTCCGAACGGTTCCAGAGGTACTAGGATGGCACGTAAGAGCCGCCTCCGCACGAAGCTGATGTTCCAGCGCGACACGCGGACGAAGGACACGGACGGCTTCGAGGAAGCTGACTGGACCGATAAGGGCGAGAGGTTCTGTCAGGTCGAGCCACTACAGGGCCGCGAGTACTGGGACGCACACGCAGTGCTCGGCTCTCAGGGCCTGAAGATCCGTACACATTACGACGCGACGATCACGGACGTGGAGCCTGACCGCTGGCGGATGAAGAACGGCAGCACCATCTACGACATCATCTCGATGGTGAACGTCGACGAAGAGAACCGCTGGCTGGAGTTCCTTTGCACGACCGGGACGGGGGTGCTGGACTGATGGCTAAGTCCTCCCGCATAGGTGGCACCCGTGTCGAGATCGAAGGCGACGAGGAGTTGATCAAGAAGCTCAACGCCATGTCGAAGGGATTCCGCAGCAAGGCGCTTGTGCACGCATTGACGCAGGGGGCGGAAATCATAGAGCGCGAAGCGAAGGCGCGGGCACCCAAGAGGAGCGGGCTCCTGCGTCGTGCCATCACGACGATCACGCTGAAGTCTGGCAGCAAGCTGGCGAAGGTTGCGGTGGGATGGCGCAACAGCAAGGCGTCTCAGTTCCCTGCATTCTACGGGATCATGGTCGAAAAGGGCACCAAGCCTCGACGGCGCAAGAGGTGGCGCAAGAAGCCACTCAAGACGGGCACTGGCTCGACTGGCTCCGCGCCCTCGAATGCGTTCTTGATTCCCGCCTACGATAGCAAGCGCAGGGACGCCGACAGGAAAATTAAGGTCGAACTCAGTCGGCTGATCCGCAAAGCAGTGAAGAAGGGTCTCTGATGGCTAACCAGATCGAGGACGTGATCTACTCGCGACTGCAAGCGACATCGGCGGTGACCGATCTCGTGTCGACTCGCGTGTATCCGATTCGACGGCCAGCCGACGCGAGCCTGCCGCTTGTCGTGTTCGTCAGGACGAGCGAGTTCTGTCCGACAGCGATGGTCGCGGACCCCGGCAACGTGATCGCTCGGTTCCGCTTCAGTTGTCAAGCGGACACCCCAGAGAACGCACGCACGTTAGCGGCGACCATCAAGGCAAGCATCGGCTATTATGCCGACAGTGCCACGACTCCGGTGGTCGACGGCTGTTGGCCTGAAAGCGGGTTCGAGGAGTTCGATCTGGGCGCGGACCTATTTGCCGTTGAAAAAGATTTTTCCATAGCATATCGGGAGTGAAGAATGGCGACTTTTGTTCAGACAAATGTGGGCCTTTACTGGGGAGGTTACAGCCTGGCGTCGAGCTTCAACGCTATCGCGCTGAACATGGGCAACTCCCCGCAGGATGATACAGTTTATGGTGACGCATTCACCTCCAATGCGAGTGGCCTGTCGTCTGTCAACTGCGAGGCGGAGGGCTTCTGGGAGAGCGCGACTGATTCGGTGCTTCATGCGGGGTTGGCAATCAATGCCGCTGACACCGTTCTGAGCGTGACCCCGGTTGATCAGGCGGCAGGTTCACCCTCCATATTTAGCAAGGTCACGACCTCGACCTACAACCCCATCAGCGAGGGTACGGTGGGCAGCATGATGGGGTTCTCGCTCAGTGCTGAAGGTCGCGGCGAGAAAAGCGTGACGGGCGAGATCCTCGTCATTCCGGCGACATACACCACGTCGTCAGAGTCGGCGACCAACTCCAGCATCGGCGCAGTCAGCGCCACACAATCGGTGTACAGCGCCCTCCACGTGACCGCCGCGAGCGGCACCCTAGACGTTATCGTTGAGAGCGCACCGTCCAACTGGTCTGGCGAATCCACGCGCATCACGCACACGCAGTTCTCGGCTGTCGGCGCTGAGATGAAGTCAACGGCGGGGGCGATCACCGACGCACACTGGCGAGTGAAGTGGACGATCTCCGGCGGCGGCTCATTCGATTTTGTATGTTCACTCGGGATTACTTAGGGGAGGTGTAAGACATGGCTACCTTTGTGCTTTACGATGCCAGCGTGACCATTGGCGGAGTTGATTTGTCGGACCACGTGCGGTCGGTCACCATCGACTCCGGCCAAAATATGACGGACGACACCGCGATGGGCGATGCATTCACCTCGAACGCGGCAGGACTCGCCAACTGGTCCATGTCGTTTGAGTTCTTGCAGGACTACGCTACTTCGGAGGTGGATGCAACGCTAAATTCCTGCCTCGGTATCGGCGTCACGCCAAAGGTGATCGTCGTGAAGCCGACGAGCGCAACAGTGGGTACCGCTAACCCATCGTACACAGGCTCGGGCGTGCTCGAATCTTACAACCCAGTCGGCGGTGCAGTGGGCGATCAGGCGATGGCGTCTGCTACGTTTCAGGCAGCGTCGGCGCTGGTCAGAGCTACATCGTAGAATGCAGCACCAAGTCCCTCCCCTCATAGAAAAGGTATTCCAATGGTTTTATCCAAAGACCAGATTTTACAAGCAGACGACCTAAAGAAAGAAACGGTGGACACCCCAGAATGGGGTGGCGATGTGCTGGTCCGCGAGTTACGTGGCCGCGAGCGAGACGCGTTCGAGGAAGGCTCGATGGACAGCAAGCGCAACATCTCGATGGCGAATATGCGTGCGCGACTCGTTGCGATGTCAGCCATCGACGAGGAGGGCCAGAGGCTCTTCTCCAACAAGGAGGCGGCTGAGTTAGGCGACAAAAGCGCGACGGCACTCAACCGCTTGTTCGAGGTCTGTTGTAGGCTCTCCGGTATCACGAGTGATGACGTAGAGAAACTTGAAAAAAACTCAGAGACCCATCACGAGCCGAACGGTTGATCTGGTTCGAGTTGGCGGAGATGATGGGCTGCCCAGTAGGCGAGTTGCAGGACCGGATGTCGAGTTCAGAGTTTGCAGAGTGGATCGCCCGTGGCCGGATCAAGGCGGAGCAAAGGGAGCAAGCTGACATGATCGCCAGAGTCGAATCGAAGATGCAGAGCCGATGATACTATCTGAGATGAAGGTAGTATTGACTGCGGCCACGTCTGGCTTCGCGAAGTCGATGGACTGGGCGCAACAGCGGACAAAGGGCTTCCGCAAGTCAGTGGCTAAGGTGGGAGGTGCCCTTAAGGGCATGGCATCTATCGCGCTAAAGGCGGGTGCGGCGTTAGCCGGGATCGGGTGGGGTGCGAAGAAGATCTTTGACCTTGGAGCGTCCATTGAGGAGACAGGGTCGAAGTTCAACACGGTCTTCGGAAGTGAGGCTGGCGCAGAGGTGTCGGCGTTCCTCGACAACTTCGCCGCCAAGGCTGGCCTCACGTCTAACGAAGCGAAGGGGTTGGTGGCTACCACAGGTGCTATCACTCAAGGGTTGGGCTTCAGCCAGAAGGCGTCGGGTGAGGCGGCTATAGCGATCACCAAGCTCGCAGGCGATCTGAGTTCGTTCAACAACTTGCCGACAGAGCAAGTGCTGATGGGCATCAACAGTGCCCTTACAGGCGAGCGAGAACAGATGAAGCAGTTGGGCGTGGTCATCCTAGAGGCTGATGTTCAGTTCAAGGCGTTCGCCATGACAGGCAAGACCGTAGCGAAGAACCTCACCCAGCAGGAGAAGGCCACTGCGACCCTGGCGCTGATCACGGAGAAGGCGGGGAGCGCGGTTGGCGACCTCAACCGCACGCAAGGATCTGCGGCGAACGTAGCCAAGAGGCTGAAGACGCGGTTCTTGGAGATCCGCGATGCCGTCTCTACTGCACTGATGCCAGCGTTCAAAGAGATCCTCACAAGTCTCGAAGAGAACGAGCAAAAGTTCATCGACCTGAAGGATGAGATCCTTGAGAACTCGGGCGTGATCAGCGCGTGGGCGATGGTATTTGTCGAGTCTGTGAAGTTCGTCGGGATGTTCATTCTGGGGGTGATCAGAAACATTCAGAACATGGGCGAGATATTTGTGAACGTGGCGGACATGGCGAAGAATGCTGGACGCCTGGACTGGGCGGGAGTTAAGGCGGAGTGGGAGGAGATCAAGGCAAACAGAGAAGCGATGAAGAAAGTAGATGAAGAGCTATCAGAGCAGGCCGCAAAGATGGGCGCGGCTTTCAGGTTAGCGTTCAGCGGTGGGATGGCAGCCGCAAGAGACTTCGGGGAGACAGTTGCAAATATCCCACGGATTCTCGATGACACTGGTGACAGTGCAGCCTCGACTATTATATCCCTAAGTGACAAGATGGGAGAGTTGGGCACTAGCATCTCCAAGAACTTTGTGGGCCGTATGACGGATGCAGCGCAAGGCGGAAAAGATGCATTTGATGGGATGTTCGCATCCATCAAGAAGCAACTCGTCGAGCTTGCGATGAGGGCTCTTTTGTTCAAGGCTATCATGGGCGTTGGCGCGAAGTTCGGCATCGACACAGGCGGCTTCGCTACAGCGATGACTGGCTTCAAGGGAGCGGCAACGACAGCGACGGGCGACACGGCTGGCGGCGTTGCTGGCGGCGCTGGTACGCCGATACTCTCGGGCAAGGCGGCGAACGCATCGCGTGGCGGGCTTATCGTCAACCAGAACATCAACTTCAGCGTCTCTGCCATTGACGGCAGGTCAGCCGCCGCATTCATCAAGCAGCAAGGCGGAACCATCGCGGAGGTTATCGCTACGGCGGCGAAGGACTCGACGGCCTACCGTCGCCAGTTGCAGGGGGCTTAGGTCGTGGCTGTATTCCCTCGCACGGTCCCGCCAGCCAGGGTTACATATCCCAAGGTTGTCGGGTCTCTGATTAGCGTGGGTCAGAGCGGCGCTATCCAGACGCGCTCAGAGGCCGCACAAGGCCGGATGTGGCAGGAGGCTTGGCCCGCTCTCCCCGCCGGAAGCGCAGACGTGCAGGCGCTTCTTACGACCATAGAGAACCTGTTCAACACGGGCGCGACGTGTACCCTGACGCACTACCTCCTGCCGGGATCGGGCAAGGATGCGCACGGTTCCGGTCCTGGGGCACCGAAGGTGAACGGTGCGTCCCAGAGCGGCACGTCGCTTATGACCTACGGTTGGACCGCGAGCCAAACGGGAGTGATGAAGGCTGGAGACTGCTTCACGGTCCCCGGTTGTGACGTGCTGTTTCGGGTTACTGCTGACGCCAGTTCCGACGGGAGCGGACTTGCGACCCTCGCCATCGAGCCTCCCATCGTCGCAGGCAGTTCTCCCACCAATAGCGGGGTGCTGACTATCGCCGGAGCCACGCTCACCGCCGTAGTTCTCGACTACACCGACTCGACCGCAGGGCCTGACGAGTTCATCGGAGGATTGAGTGTCACTTTCCGTGAGGCTCCATAGATGGGACGCACCCTCACCTCTGCGATGCAGACCGCGATCAGCGCGAAAGAGGGCTACGGGGATGTCTGGTTCATCGAGATCGCGGCATCCAACACCACGCTGCGCTATACGACCGCGCCTAGTGACGTACTGTGGAACTCCCTGACGTGGACGGGCATCGGTGGCCTGATAGAATTCGACCCGCCTCCTGAGACCGGAGATCCAGCAGGGCAGAGCCTAGGGCTATCTCTGTCCGGCGTCGATACCGGGATGATCACCGAGGTACTCGACCACAACCTCAGGGGTCGCACGTGTCGCCTGTACTGGGGCCAAATCCTGCTAAGTACGGGCGTGGTCGTGGTCGATGCCATCGAAGTTTTCGGTGGCCTGATGAACGCCACTTGGCAGATCGAACACACGCCATCAGATCAAGGCACACGGGGCACCGTCAAAGTATCCACGACGATAGTGAGTGAAATGGCTCGCCACCTATTCCGGCGTATGCTCCGCACCAACCTGACGAGCTTGGCGCTGATGCAAGCACGTGGCGACATAACGCCTGCCACCACCGACACGTTCTTCTCAACTCTCCCGGCGCTGATGGGCCAGCCCGTCTACTGGGGCAGAAGGGGAGCAACGGCGAATCCCGGCGTCACGCCATACTACTACGGCGGTGAAGGTGGTGGAAAATGAGCGTCAAGCGCGTTGCTGATTGGCAGTGCGAGCTATTGCTCTGGGGAGCCCGCCAACGTCGGATGAAGTGGGCGTGGGGCGAGACGGACTGCGGAACGCTGATGCGTCAGGGCTTGGAGGTTGTGTTCGGGCACCCGCTCATGGACATCGCATACGCCTCGCGGGAGGAGGCTCAAGCCTGGATGAAGGATATGGGCACGAGTGCGAGCAAATATTTCGAGGGATGCGGAGCGGTACGCCAGCCAGTCAGCGAGTTACAGGGGGGCGATGTCATCGTCAGGCCGGGAATGGTTAACGGGATGCCGCGACTCGCTCTTGCGCTAGACGCGGAGGTGCTTATCACGAGTGATCCAGTACAGGGTCCGCACTGGATCGGTGCGAAGGATCTGCGGCGGCGGGCACGTCTCTATCGTTTCGCGCCATGAGTGACTTCGCGAAGGGTGCAGTAAAGTTCGCCGCGATCACTGCCGCCATCTATTTCACGGGTGGACTCGCATCATTTTCGACTATTAGTTGGACCACTGCTGCGATGGCCGCTGGCGTTGTCCAGTCAGCTATCGCCGCTCGCGGGATAACGGCCCTTATCGACCCCCTAAGTGATGGAGTCATCCGAAAGCAGGTCGGCATTCAAGCAAATCCGACAGGTACGGAAGTCACCCTCCCCGTTATCTATGGGAAGGCGAAGGTGGGGATGAGCGTGATCGACGTGCGGCAGGGCGCGAGCGACGTGAACACGCTCGCCCTCGTCGGCGCGATAGCGATTGCACCCGAATCTGGGCTAGGCATCGACGCGGTGACCGATGTCTACTTCAACGAGCTACGGTCGCTGGAGAATCCGGTGTTCGGCACCAACAGTTCCGGCAACAATCCGCAGCCGTTCACCAACACTGTGGTGAAGTCTCCGTGGAACGGCAACGTCTCCAGCGGCACCTTCGGGACAGACTTCTTCCTCGAATATTTCCTGCACGATGGGGACGATAGTCAGGCCAAGGACTTCGCGCTGAATGCCCAGTTCGGCACAGCGTGGCCCACCACGTCTATAGGTGCAGGCGTGGCATATCTGGTCCTCTGGCTTTACTACTCAGAAGCGATCTATACGAACGGAGTCCCCAACGTCACGATGGAGGTGAAGGGCAACAAGGTGCTTGACTGCCAGAACCTTGGCGCGACGGCGGCGTACAGTGAGAACCCAGCGGACTGCATCAGAGACTTCATGACATCGACGAGATACGGAATGGGTATACCCGCCGCCCAGATCGACGCCACGAGCTTCTCTGCCGCCGCCGCCTACTGTGACGAGAGCGTCACGATCACGATCACTGGCGGGGACGATGTAACGCTTGCTGATCGGTTCACGTGCAACGGCTTCCTCATGCCTGACGATGGGCAGTTGAGTAACCTAGAGCGCCTGCTCTCATCCTGTTGCGGGCGCATCGTTCGGGAAGGCGGCAAGTACAAGCTCCTCATTCGTAAGGCCCAGTCGGCAGAGACTTTTGAACTGGATCGCACCAACATCGTCGGTGACTGGAGCTTCCTTCGGACGGGCGTTGATGAGACGCCCAACACGCTCGTCGCCACGTATGTGGATGTCGATCTCAACTACAGCGCCCAGCCCGTCACGTGGCCGGAACCGGATGCGACAAATGCTTATCTAGCTGCTGACAACGCCTACGCAGTCGAGTCGCGCATCGAGTTGAGCTTCACCGAGAACCGCTACATGGCGGAGATGATCGCCTCGCAGCAGTTACTAGAACGGCGGGCAGATTTCGGGTGCGCTTTGGTGGCGCAACGCGAGGCGCTGAAGCTGTCGGTTGGAGACGTGGTCAACGTGACGCACTCAACCCCATCGTGGACAGATGAGAAGTTCTGGGTGGAGGCGATATCGCTGCGGCGTGATGGACTCGTACAGCTTGCGCTCAAGTCATACGTGGCTGCTACATACACGGTGCCGACGATGACCGTCAAGCCCGATATAGTAGTGGCATCGTTGCCCGCTAGGTATACAACGGCGGACGGCCCAACTGTTCAAGTGACGAACTTCGACCCCTACGGGATAGAACAAACGACCGACGTGTGGTGGTGTCGAATGAATCTCGACTTCTCCGCTGGGATGGGGAGCTACAAAGTTGAGCATGACCCAGCGTCAGGCTCCACATACGACTATTACAAGGACTTCACTGGCACCGTCGACACCGCAGCGAACCTTCTGGAGAATCCTAGCTCTGGCACAGACCCGTTCGAGTTCTCTACCGCATCTGGCTCAGAGACGGGGATATCCACTATAACGGTCACGCCATATCCCGAGGCGGCTAAACAAGGCATCGCGGGGCCTGCGGTCACTGTCACATTCCAGCCCTCGGATGAGGGTGAGTAGCCGTATTATATTATGAAGAAGAATGCAGTTGAGTACACTAGCCCTCCGACGAACGGACAGAATACTATGAAGCTCACCAAGCACGAGTTCGAGACGATTTACCGAATCCTCATTACGAGTTCAGTGGAATCGGTAGGGGAACAAAGGAACCTGAACGATGTTCTGGCTGCGTTCGAGAACGCTGGGCAGGCCATCGGCGCGGAGTCAAACGGGGTGCCAAGGATGTACACGATAGAACGCGACACTGCGCTGGATCTACCCGCAGGGGCACCAGCTACGTTGCGCGACCATCTGGACCGTGGGATCGGGCGCTTCCAGACATGGTCCGTCAGGTGCATCCCAGACGTGCTGGATAGGTTGGACGGAGCAGCAAAGAACTAGGGGGAGAGAGATGGCTACTGCTGGACCAGTACACTTCGAGATTCCGTGCTACAGCGAGTTCGGCGTGACGATGACGTGGTACGCGACCACGGTAGCGGCGGGCACCAAGAAAGACCTGACGAACTACACGGCGGCACTTGATATACGCAGGAAGCAGAGCGACTCGACTGCGCTGATCGCGCTCACGAGTTCGAGTGGCATCTCACTTGGCGGCAGCGCAGGCACGATCACGATCAGCCTGACAGACGTTCAGACGGCGGCGATCACTCCCGGCTTCGGCGTGTGGGATCTTGAGTTGATAAACTCTGAAGGGTCTAACCTTCGCTTGGTTGAGGGCACGTGTGAGTTCACACCGTCTGTGACGAGGAACTGATTATGACCGTGCCAACTACACTGGTAATCGACGCTACCCAGCAGACGCTGGAGGTCACCACTTCTCGGGACGCCATCTCGCTACGGGGCCGCGACATTGAGACGGGGACGCCCACCAATGGCGAGGTGCTCACGTACAGCACCAGCGCGTCCGAGTGGATTTACCAGAGTGTAGACGAGAACGTAGACGACCGCGTGGCGGCGCTTATACAGGACAGCGCAGGCGGTGGGCTGACGTGGACATACGATGACGCTGCCGGGACGCTGACCCCTGCCTACGTTGGCGACTCGACGTTGGTGACGACCGGGGCGCTCAACTCCGGCAGCATTTCGAGCGGCTTTGGGGCCGTCAATATCGGAAGCTCGGCCCTGACGGCTGGCGCGGCTTCGTTTACGACCCTAGGTGCTACTGACGACGTGACACTAGCCGCGACGAAGAAGCTGTATCTCGACGGTGGCAATAATACGTTCATCAGTGAGTCGGCGGCAGATAATATCTCGTTCACTACGGGTGGCATCCAACGGTGGAATATTAACGCCAGCGGCCACCTACTAGCGGAGGGCGATAACAATTACGACATCGGAGCCTCGTCAGCCAACCGTCCTCGCGATGTCTATATAGCGGGCACGACCACGGGTGCCGCCGCTTCGTTTACGACCATCAGCGGTTCGACAAGCCTCGCCCTAGCCAGCGGGGCAACCGTCACGGGCATCGACAACGGCTCGCTTGGGACGAGCGCGACCCTGCTCGCTACGCAGGGCGCGATCAAGACCTACGTCGACGCACAGGTCACCGCCCAGGATCTCGACATCATCACCTCGTTGGGCAACATCGACATCGACCTCGACAGTGAGTCGCTGACGCTGACGGGTGGAACGGGCCTAGCGTCCAGCGCGACAGGGACCACGGTGACCTTCGCCATCGACGCGACCGTGGCGACCCTGTCGGGTAGCCAGACGCTGACGAACAAAACCATCGCGGGCGGATCGAACACGCTGAGTGCAATCGCGAACGGTTCACTCACGAACAGCACGGTGGCTTATGGCGGAGTCACGTTGGCCCTGGGGGCATCTGATTCGACGCCTGCGTTCAACCTCTCAGACGCTACTGCGTACACGGGCGACAGTGCGCTCGTAACCGTGGGCACGATATCCAGCGGGACGTGGAATGGCTCGGTCGTAACGGGGGCCTACATCGACGCGACAAGCTCACCGCTCGCGAACACCAAGATCTGGATCGGTAGCGCCTCGAATGTAGCTGCCGAGTTCGCGCTCTCTGGTGACGCCACCATGACAGCCGGGGGCGTCGTGACTGTATCGACTGCCGCCGCTTGTACAGGCAACGCTGCGACAGCCACCCTAGCCAGCACCGTAGTCGTAGTGGACTCGACTGACGCGACCTCGAATATCGCGATGTTTGACTCCTCAACGGGATCGCTGGCAGTGAAGACCGATGACGGAATAACATATAATTCTAGCACTGCTGCTCTCTCGGCAACTACTTTTATCGGTGCGCTCACGGGCCTCGCCTCCACAGCGACCCTCGCGAGCACGGTTGTCGTGGTGGACAGTACTGACGCGACTTCCAATATCGCGATGTTCGACTCCCCGACTGGATCGCTTGCCGTAAAAACGGACTCAGGGATCACTTATAACTCCAGCACTGCGGCGCTCTCGGCGACCACTTTTGTTGGAGCCCTCACTGGAAACTCGGCCACCGCGACTGCTCTCCAGACGGCTCGCACCATAGGCGGCACCAGCTTCGACGGCACCGCGAACATCGCGGTGGGCTTATCAGCTACGGCCACAGCCCTCGCGACGGCTCGCGCCATCAACGGGACAGACTTCGATGGGACTGCGGCGATCACCGTTACTGCCGCCGCCGGGACGGTGACCGGGGCCACGCTGAACTCTGGGGTCACGGCTTCCAGCCTGACGAGCCTCGGCACCCTGACCTCGCTGAGTACTGGGGCTATAACTGCTACGGGCGCTCTTACGACTATTTTCCAAGCTGTTAATTCTGGCAACCCCGAGTTCAAATTAGGATCATCGGCGGCAGAATGTCTGCGTATTCAGACCGTCTATGACTCCAGCGCCCAGACGCTCAACTATGTCATGTTTGACACGGCGGCGGCGAGCGTCACAGGGAATAAGGGCGAGATTCGATTTCAAGTGGACGGCGATGCGAGTAACCTAAGCACCGTCAAGTTTCAAGATGAGGGTGTTGATATTGCCGGGAATCTGGCGCTGGGCACTGTGTTCGCTGTAGGAAGCAACCCATCCGGTACTGGCACCATCCGGCTCACCAAGAACTTCGGGATCTTCACTCGCAATAACGCCAACGATGCGAACAAGGCGTGCGTGTCCGAGAACACCGTTACTGGGAATGGCACTCTCGATTTCGGTGATAACGCTCAGTGGGATGCCCTTCGCTTCCATTGTTCAACTGCCAACGTGATGGAGCTTACCTCTTCAGCTATCAACCTTAACAAGGCGGTGACAGCTTCTAGCACGAGCACCCTAACGGGCAACGTAGGGATCGGACAGGCTGCTGGTGGACAGGCGCTTGGGGTTCTATTCGCGACTGGCGACGAGTACATATCGGACATGGTTCATTCTGACGCCACCACTCCCTTCGGGATACGGATGCGGTTTACTGGCGGTGCGCCAAATGACGCTACGCAGGAGTTCCTGAAGTTCACTGACAGCAGCGCAACACGGGCGGTCCTTCGTTCCAATGGAGGGCTCGCGAACTTCCAGAGCAATAACGCGGACCTCTCAGACGAGCGGCTGAAGACCATTCACAACCCCACGGAATCGAAGTGGGACGCCCACCTGGCGCTTGAAGTGATCGACTATCACTACAACGACAGCCCCGATACGCGGCTATTAATCGGAGTGGGCGCACATCAAGCTGGAGAGTGCGACGAAAGGCTCTGCAACACTGACGGATGGGAAGAAGACGGCGAGAAGTATCACGGTGTCTACTCCAAGGATCTTTCGTTCTACACGATGAAAACCGTGCAGGAGTGCCAAGCTCGAATCGTCGCCCTTGAGACCACCATCGCAGAGCTACAAGGAGCAGCATGACGACTTATGATTGGGAGTTTGGCGAGTTAGACTGCTACAAAATCTATGAGGGCCAGACCGATGTGGTCTTCGATGTCGCCTGGAGGCTGAACGCCAGAGATGGTGGTTACTCTGCAAGCGATTGGGGCAATCTGGAGGTGGCCTATGAATTGGGCGATCCGTTCACTCCATTCGCAGATTTGACAGAGGTGATTGTCCAGGGCTGGTGCGAAGCTGGTCTGGATGTGGATGCCATCAAAACGGCGCTCGACGCGAAGGTCGCTGGACTGAAGAATCCGACGACCGAGGCGCTAGATCCTCCGTGGGTGCCTAGCCCCGATGACGGTCCCGAAGCGTAGCGTCTGCCGCCTAGTCGTATTGGCGGGAGCGATCCACGTAGAACTGGACGCGCTTAAACGATGAGGGTCATGGAAACACTTCAGCAGGTAGTACCATCAGCTAAGGCCATCGGCGTCGTGGTTACGATAGCCGCAGGCGCTTTCCTAGCCGGGGTCGGCGCTGTCTTGAACTGGGGCGAATACACCGATCTGCCAGCCGATGTCTCCCTACTACAGGAGCAACGTGTGGCCGCTGATGGGACTATCGCAGAGCTTGCCGAGGGCCTTGAGGAAGCTGCACTGGAGCGGGCGCGGATTCTCTGTCTGGTCAGGCTAACGGCTACCGGGGAAACACTCTCACCACTCGAAGTCACGGAGCGTTGCCCATGAGCGGGCCTCTCAGTTTTATCTCGGGGTTGATCAAGCCCGTCACAGCATTAGTGGACGACCTCCATACATCGGATGAGGAGCGGCTCGCCGCGAAGGGCGTCCTGCTCGAACTCCAGACAGGGCTGATGTCGCAGACGCTCGCCTACGAGCAGAAGCTGGCGGAGTCTCAGGCCAGCATCATCGTCGCTGAGGCCACGGCCAACAGTTGGCTGACGCGCACGTGGCGTCCGATCACGATGCTCACCTTTGTATTTCTTGCGGTCTATTCCCAGTTCACTGGCACTGAGATCCCGCAGGACATGTGGACAGTGATCAAGATCGGGCTCGGCGGGTACTTAGGTGGCAGATCAGTAGAGAAGTCGGTAGGCGCGATCACTGAAGTGATGAAACGCAAGGAGCAAGTCTGATGGCTCACGATTGGCCGGGAGGGTTCAGCCTCCAGTTCTTCGGTCCCTCCGAGTTCGACCACCCTGATCTGATGGACCCGACGTTCCTGCAAGACCTCGACCGCCTGCGGATGAGATGCGGCTTCCCTCTCACGATCACCGACGACGCACGTGATCAAGAAGATCTCGACCGCATCTACGCGAGGGAGATCGCGAAGGGCTTGTCGTATCCGACAACGTCGGCGCACCTCCATATCGACAACACCTTGGTGAGGTCAGTGGACCTCAAGCCTGCAACGCCACGAGCGGGCGATGGCTCCGACTTGAACCTGGAGGAGCGCGAGTTGGTGTTGACGTTCCAAGTCCTCAAGCTATGGGAGGATGCCGTGTGGCCGCACCTTGGGCTCGGCATCGAGACAGCACACTGGCACATCGACGACACGCCGCGCCTCGGCGAGCGTCGGCCAGCGTTCTGGGTTGCCGTCAGTAGATAGGGAGTCCGCTTAGTTTTTGTCTTCCCTCGCGTCCAGATAAATCTCGACCACAGCGGCCACGCAGAGGAAGAGGAAGAAGCACCATCCCACCATCAAGACGAACTCCACGTCGTAGCCGTATGGGCCACTCATGGCGACTTCCTGAACGTCACCCAGTGGGTGTGCGCGGCCAGCCAGCCGTAGCGGACGCCGTAGCTCACCGCGATGACAGCGCACGCTCCCGCGAGGGCGACCAGCGGCCAGCGTTTCATAGTGACCTCCTCACCGCATCACGGCAGTCCGCACCTGTGTCTTCTTCCGGCGTCTCGTATAACACGTCGAAGTCTGGGTGGTTCGACCTGTACCATCGAAGAAGCTCCGTCAGATATTCGGCTCCCTTGTACAACTCATGGAGCCCATCGCGACCCTCGTAGCTGTAGTCCCCAACGAGGCAGTCAGCGTGATTGCCGATTATGCGGAGCCCCCTCACAACGCTCGGCGTCAGCGGCGGGCGTCTCACGGTGTCCTCCTCTTCAGCGGGTCACGCTCGCGGAAGCCCTGGAGCGTGACGCCATGCTCGTGCGCCACCTCGCGGATCGTCTGTGGCACGAGTTCGTCGGTGAACGGCGGCTGATACTTCGAGCGCGAGGATGTGCGCTCGACCGTCCCGTCTGACCAGAGCCTCCACGACTTGCGGTAGCGGCCATCTCCGTTGTGTGTGGCTTTGCCTTTGCTCGACTTTACGAGGATGTGGCCTGTGGGGATCGTCATGCTGTCTCCTTCGGCCACGTCAGTGGCTGGGGGTTCTCTAGGAAGGCCCGCTGAAGCGGCGGGATAGGCGTGTACGCGCCCTTCCAGCGTCTCAGGGTGCGAGGGTGTACCCTCATCACCTCTTGGGCGAAGCGGGCGTCTGTCAGCTTCGACTCCTTGATGCGAGCGTGGAGCAGGATCACGTGCTTGTTCTTCATCGTGCTCTCCTCTCTCTGGCTTTGGCGTAGCGTTCTTGGTTTCTAGTGAAGCGTGGGAGGTGCTCCTCGCAGACCTTCCAATCGTCTGCGTTACCCCGAATGTCGAGCCCATTACGGAGCGGCACCGAGTCGTAGGGATGCACCGGGGCGTTCATGCCAACGCAGTAGTCGCAGTAGTCGGTGCGGATGCTCCAGTGACCCTTGTCCTTCACCTCGCGGAAGCCGCTGCCGCCGAAGGTCAGAATCGTCATACCCCACGAGATCGGAGCGGAGCAGTGCGGGCAGAAGTCGCCGTCCACTTCCCCGTAGGCGACGGGCTTGCGGCACTTGGGGCACGGCGGTCGGTGGGCCTTGGCTGTCATCTATCCCTCCTGTGTGCGAACACGCTTCGGGAGGCGAGGCATCGCAAGCTGGGAGTCACAGTCAATGCAGTAGGCTAGTCCACCCTCCCTGCTGAGGATCTCTTCGACGGTGACGTAAAGGCTCCCGTCTGGCCCTACGACTTGGGCCTCGGGGCCACAGTCAGGGCAAGTAAGCTCGAAGCAGACTGCTGTCGCGATCTTGGCGGTCTTCATGGCGTTACCTCCTGCCTCGGAAGGATCACTGCCCAGTTCATCTTGCCACGGCGGGGGCAGTAGCCGTTGTCCTCTACGACCTCGCCCCCCTTGACTACCATCGCGTGATGACCCGCCGCGACCATCGCGTCCCTGCCGTCCTCTCTCAGCCACCTCGCCAGAGTTGGGTCATCGGACCAGTGATACCAGATGATCTTGGCGTCTGGGATATACTCCCTGACCACGGCCAGCCACGCCCTGTCGTTGCACCAGCCCCGCTTGCCCTTGTTGGAGGGGTGATGGCGGACCAGATCAGCCGCCTCCTCCTTGGAGACATCTCCGTAGCCCATGAGGGTCAGGACATAGGCCAGCGCGGTCGGCACACAGTACCTCGCCCACGTTGCTCGGTCAGCCATCTCAGGCCCCCTTCGAGCACATCCACTCCAGTGCTCTCTCATGGTGGATGGACACGCCGCGCTTCGGCAGGCGTCCGCGCCATGCCACTGCCTCGCGGATCTCCTGTGGCGCTCTGGTGGCCTCATAGCCCACCTTGACGGCTGGCCCCTTGGGGGTGAGTCCGTTGTGGGTGACCCATGCGAGGTAGGCAAGGCATCCGCCTGCCGTCATCATCCGGTCGCCCATCTCGAAGTCGGTGCGGCTCTTGGCTCCGCGCCCGCGAAGGTTGTGGACCCTGTACATCCCCCGGTTCTCGCCACGCTGGATCGGCGTCACCCTGATCTTGGGGTGATAGCCCGCCAGCCGTTCGATGGCCTGTCGTAGAGTGACACGATCAGGCCACCTCCCGGTTAAGGATGTGCCTGACGGACTCTTCGAGTTCGTCGATGGAGGCCATGCGGGAGGCGATCCCGCCATGCTTCTCGGCGAGGGCGTTGGCCCGCTCTTCGGTGATGCCGAAGTGGCGTTGGGACACCCACTCGCCGATCCACTGCCAGTCGGTCGGCTCGGCGGGTGCCATCGCGGCGGCGAGGTTGCCAAAGTGCTCTAGTACGGCGTCGGTCATCTGGGCACTCCTGTTGCGAAGGTTAATTGTCATGAACCAATATGGGGACAGATGCCCCCACACGCAAGGCCATCCCCAAGGGGGGCGTCTGCCCCCTAGCACGGCGGCGGCGGCTGGGGTTACCTTGACTCGTGACCTTCGACACAGGAGTCCAAGATGCAATTCCCGCCAAAGCACCATATCCAACACGTCGACACCCTCGTGTCGGTGGCCTCTATGTTGAGGAGCTATGCCGAAAGGTGCTCCCGGCGAGTCACTCCTTCGTCGAAGGCGGCTAAGGGGGTCACCACACGTTCAACCTTCAAAAGGAGAACCCATGACTACAGAGGAACTGCTGCATAAGCTCTTCACCGCGACGAAACACGCGAGGGAAGTCGTCTACTCCGTAAACAAGATGGGGTACACGATTGACGCGAAGCTCTACCGCCGTGTGACGAGTATGCTCGGCGGTGGCATCCCGAAGCCAGCCTTGGTCGGCTGGGGGATTAAGGCGACTAGCGAGTATGCTTGGGAGCATCGCGAGGTCTGGTCGAAGCTGAACAAGACGGACGCGATCAAGCTGCTCAAGGGCTCGCCGTACAGCCAGCGCGACGATGCCGCCGCCCGTGGCACGGCAGTCCACAAGACGCTGGAAGCCCTGCTGGGCGACACGGAGATGCCGCAAGACCTGACAGAGGACGAGCAGGCGTGTGCCGATGCTGCCGCTGACTTCCTCGCCTTGCGCGACTCGAAGCACCTCGGGACCGAGATCACGGTGTTCAACGACTCGCTGGGCAGAGGCTACGCGGGCACCCTCGACCTCTGGGAGGTCGACCGGGACGGCCAGACTTGGATTCTGGATTATAAAACATCCAAGAGCGGGGTCTTCCCCGACATGGCGATCCAACAGGTGGCCTACCAACGCGCAGAGTATGCGCTGGTCAAAGCGAGGCCGCTCGGTGATGGGAAGTCTGTCGCGAAAGTCATACCGTGGGGGCCTGAGTACGCAGAGCGACTCGGCATCGTCCACGTGAGCCCAGAGGGTGCCGTTCTCCATCCGATCAAGAACCCCGACAGCCTCGTGCCGATCTTGGAGTCGGCGGCGACGATCTCGCAGTGGCTGTCGGATACGAATTCGTTTCGCAAGACACCCCGCGAGCGAGTGTATGAAGATCCAATCACTTTGAAAGGAGTCGAGCAATGAGCAGAACAGATGAGTTGAAGGCCAGCGGAGCGGTGGCACGGACCAAGGAGGTCAGCGGAGACGCATCGATGGAGCCTGCCGCATACGTTAAGTGGGGCGACGAGTACGCCTACGTGGAGGGTCAGGTCATGGAGTTGTGGGACTCGCCGAAGGGCTACGGCGAGAGCGTCTCGATGGCACTCACCAGTTGCTCTGATGGTCTCATGGGCAAGCTGG